AAAGAATATACAAGTAATATAATATAAAAAGAAGAAGCTGTTATATATATTATATTTGTTTAATACTATATTATATATACTATTTATCTAAAATTCCTTTAGGAAGAGGTGGTTTTGCGTTGATTACCCCCCCTTTTATGGCTTCAGAATCCTTTTCAAGGGGTAATAAATGACTTAAATTGGCCTTATTGGCCATATATTCGAGCATTACTGAACCCCAGTCTGAAGCTTTAACAGCTTTCCGAATGTTATTCATAGGGTCAAGTTCTTTTGCTTTCTTGGTCATTTGACCAACTGACCCAAAAAAAGAAGATTGAAAATCTTGTAATTTGTCATGCATCCGTTCTTCAATCTCATCAATGACAGGTTCTAAATTAATTATAAGCCAACCATCCTCGGCTATTTTTTCTTCCCAGTGTGTGACAATCATTTGTCTAAAAATAAATTTATAGAGAAAAAGAATAATAGCAATCTCACCTACGAAGAGATAAATTAGATCGGGGTTCATTTTGTCAATAGATACTCATCTATAATTTTTTGTTTGGCTTCTTCGTCTTGTTGTGCCCTTAGTTCCGCTTCCATAGCAAACAATTTATTAAACACTTGACCAACATCTAAATCAATTCCGGTTATACTTTCTATCTCTTCTCTAACTGGTTGCGGTAAAATTACGTTTTGTAAGGTTTCGGGAATGCCTGAAGCACCCTTAGCATATATCCCCCAAAAACTCGGCTTAGTTTCTAAATATGCTTGAAAGGAATCTTCATCGGCTGGCCCTCTTTTTTTAAGGAATAAATATATTATGGGAATTAACAAAAGTAGTCCTATTCCGATTAGTGGAATAATTCCGGATGTAAAACCACCCCCGCTTGAACTCAAAAAAGATTTAAACTTTTCGTGCCTTTGTAAATCATCAACCGCTTTTTCTTGTGCTTTTGTAACTTTCTTAAGGGTGAACCCTTCAGGAATTAAGGCATAAGGCATTAAAATTTACCTTTTTTATAATCGGGTTTCCAATCTAATTGACCATAATCAATTTTAGTTGGATCTATAGTTATTGGAGGTCTAAACCTTTGACCCTCGCCAGTTACTTGTAAATCTACTTTGGGTTTTTTTAATCGCCAATCGTAATCGGGATCGTATTGGACAGTTGCCTTTGGTGTAACGCCATGACGTTTTAGCAACTGCCTGATTAAGAATAGTTCAACTATCATCTTCATCCTTTAGCTTACGATACGCTTCTATTGCTTGTTGTGACCTAAAAAGAGTGTCTAATAGTCTACTTAGTTGTGTCATATCAGCGTTTACCCCCTCTTTTACTTGTCTTTCTGAACGCTACAGCCATCTTTTTTAGATTTAATTTACCATTACGGTATCTAAAGCGCGGTTTTTTGGAATTTGCTTTAACATATTTATTCCATGCTGACAGTTTACGCACCTTTTTGCGTGGATAAGTTTTCGTAGCACTATATTCTTGTGCTTCTAAAGGCCCATAACCCTCTTTACTGGCTTTAACGCCATCCTGAAAGCCTAAACGGTAATACTCGCGTTCTCTTCCTGTAGGCATTAAACGAGCCTCATGAACGCGGTTTCTATATCAGACTCTCCCCCGCTATTATTAACGATCTTAAACTGTAGTAACTTTTGATTAGATAATCTATTTGCTATATAGAATATATTCCATACGTCCGCTGTTAATGCCTCACTTGTATCTACGAATAAATTATCAGTGGTGCTTGGAACGAATGAAGAATTACCCTTCAATATTACGGCGGGGTTAACATCTCTTAAGTTAGCGAAGGCAAAGTCAGCAGGCCCCATTACTGCTGATATTGAATAATTGCCCCCGTTAGTTGGTTTAATAGCGATAAATAAATTATTGTAACCCGTCATATCTAAAGGCCATATAGTCCCGCTTGCGCTTTGTGGGGCTAATATTTCCCCTGTATTAGGAATACCCTCATCTTTAGCAAAACTATGGAATTGTTCTTCGCTTGATTTTAATCCTTTCCAATTACCCTCTTCATCTACAAAACCCGTGCTTAATGTCGGTTGTATATATTGTGGGACTTCTATGTCCCCGTCAACGGTTGCTGATTGAACACCGGCCTTACGGGTTAAACTCCAAGGTGCATAACCTTCGCGGTTATAAACCATAATTACTTTATGCGAAAATTAGAGTAACCGCACAACTTGCGGTTCCAACATCCGTATCCATTGCCATCGCTATGCTTACCTGATTAGACCCGACAACCGGAATTGCTACATCTAAAGAGAATGGTAGATTAGTTGCTCCATTGCTAACGGTTGTGCCGTCAACACCTTGTGAACCTACAACTAAAGTTTCTTGTCCTTGTGATAAACCATCACCGCTTAATTGCATCGCAAAGGTTGTTGCACCATTTGATGCACTGTCTGTTGATACAGTTGCTATTATGCCCACAATGGACGTTGCTTGCTTGGGGATTTGGACACTGGCTGTTGTCGATTGACCATATAATGACCCTAACGAAGTCATTGTGTCATTCGCAGTCAGTGAACCTTCCCTCGTTCTATAGAAGGCACACATGATTATGCTTTTATGCGGATTGGGCCAAGTTTAGCCAAGGTTCCGCTTGCGAACCCTTTTGTCAATGCTTTAGCAACAAACGCACCCGCTAAAGTTGCGGTTATGACTTGTTTGTTAGCCATCACACTTGATTGTAATGTATTGAGAGCACCGTTAAGATTACCCTTTATTGCTTGGTCTACAGCACTTACCGCGCCAGTAGATTGTGCTAAGCTTAGAGCCGTTCCGGCTTCTATAGCTGAAATATTAAAACTCTTTCGTGCCCTTCTTCGGGGGGCTTTACGTCTTGCGACCATACCCCCTTCAGGAAGTAGCCCTACTTAACCGCGTTCCTGTAGATACTTAATGCGATCTCCATGTTCTTTTAAGATAACCCAGAGTGCTTGTTGACCACAAGAAGCGCACTTTTCAGCTTTAGGTGGATTTAAAACTTTACAATCTCTCTGGTCACATTGCCAATAGTTGCGATATATATCTAAATCCGCAAGGGGTTGATATTCTTGTAATGCCATATTTACTATATGTGACATTGTGTAACCTTTCTTATCCGCTAATTTATGAACTAACGCGAGCATTTTTGTATCTATAGTAAAGGATGTCGCCCTTACTTGTTTTCGTGGTCGGCCCATTTTACCTCCAACTAAAATATTCAGCTTGGCGATGCTTGTGTGACTCAAAGGATCCATCGGCCCTTCTAACACTTTCACACGTTAATTTATTTTTGTTTACCATCCCGCATCGACTGCAATGATTTGGGCCTCTGTCATATGTTTTTCTTTGACGTTGTTGCTTTCGGGCATTTTTCAAATACCATGAAGCGGGTTTAAACTCCGGTTCGATTTCAGGTTCACTATAATCAAAATCTAAAACCTTTGTTTGTTTTTCGTCTACTGGTTTACCTTTTCCAAAATAAAGTATATTCCAAGTTCCATCTACGTTAATAGATATTGTGGCCGTTACTTCAACCGTCATGCTTTCAGTTCTTTTGTCTTGTCGCAATGTTACACCTTACCAAAACAATACAACCACATATATAATATTATACTTATTCCCAGAATGAAAGAATATACAAGTAATATAATATAAAAAGAAGAAGCTGTTATATA